TTGTTCTATTTGGTCAATATATTCCGAACCATCATCGATTATACCAAATGGAACCATATCATCTTCTATTTCCTGCATTTTTTGTTTAAATAGCATTTCTTTAAGATTAATATCAGTCATATCAGTAAAATATTGTGTCGATACAAAATATCCAAACATCACAAAATTCATAACTAGATCATCGTGGTTACCATCTGTCGCCTCATATGATTGACCTCTGGCTTCAAATGTGGATATTTCCATAATGGTCTGTTCATCTACAATATCTATTTTACCATTTTCAAGTATATCCTTTAATGCAGAACATCCTAATCTTTTTGTTTTTCGAGTAATTTCAATGCCTAAACCACTGGCCTTAATAGCAGATTCAACGTGCATATTTTCATATTCTAAATCGTGGTATAATCCATTACATACTACGGTACCCTGATCATTTGATTCAATTACGACATAAGCATCGTTATAGATTTTTGCGTACTTATATATAATGTTAGGGAAGAGAATTGGAGAGATAGTGTTATTGCGATATACAGCAACCTGTGCAAATGGGCGAACGCTAATATCGATCAAATTAAAGGTAGAATAATCCTGTCCTCTTCCCTTGCTTACATCAACAGTCATAATATAATCATGCCCTTTGATAGGCTCTTGGTAAAGAAGAAAACTTCCTCCTTCAGAATACTTTTGTGGATTTGATGCTCTCAGCCCCAACAATGTTTCAGCATTGATAAGAGTATCACCTGTCCCAAAGAATGTATTACCAAATTCTTGATCAAACTGCAACTGTGATGTATTTGAAACAGTTTGTTTTTTCCAGTTATCATCACGTCCTGGAACGTCCCACCAATCAACTCGAAATGATTTGAATTCATTTACACCTTGTACAGCACCTTCCCAGATCTTATGAAACTGATTGCCAATACCATTTGCTGTAGATGTAATGATAACCTTAGTGTCTTTACCTGATGATACAACTGGATATGTGGAAGTGTAAAACTCCGCAGCACGTTCTACGAAAGCAAACTCATCCAAGTATAGAAGATTAACTGACATACCACGAATAGAACTACCACTTGTTGCAGCCGCAAGGATCCGTGAGTTATTACTAAATTCCAAAGATCCTTTATTGAGTGCTTTGGATCCTGGTTGAAGAAAGAACGGAATGTTTTCCAACATGAGCGTAATACGAGAGAGCATTTCTCTCGCAGTTGCACCTTTGTTGGCAAGGATTGCGACCGTTTTTTCAGAATGGAATAGTGTGTACCAGAGGAGGTACGCGCAGGCGGATATTGACTTGCCAGATTGACGGCATGCGAGAACGACATTGAAACGATTCTCCTCAAAATGGTTAAACATATTTTTTTGGTAATCGTATAATTTGAAAGGGACAAGTCCCGAATCAAGTGCAATAACTTTTACATATTGCTCACAAAAATATGCTGGATCTTTCATACATCTCTGGTATTCCTTTAAGAGTTCTGGTGTCCACTGTTGTAATACACCATCTCTTTTTACATTAGGATTCCCGAGATATGATTCTTTCTGGCTCAGCATCTACAACATCATTCTCTTGTAATAATTTTTGAATATCAGCAGTAGAACCAAGAAAGTAATTGTTCTGCTGATTTTCAACCTGTTTCACTTCATCTTTCTCATCCATTTGTTTTTGCTTCTTATTCAGATCCATTAACTTATCATTAGTATCTGATACGTTTTTAATGAGACCTGAGAGCACTTCATATGCACGAGGGTGTTCGGATTCACGCGCAACTTCAATCATATTTTCTAAGGCGTCTTTACCTTTTTCAATTAAATCGTAAAGTGTTTCACGTGAATATTCATAGTCATTTGTTACATTATCTTTTTCATTATCACTCATGGTTTATCCTATGGTTTTGTAGGCCAATCCATATTAGGCCAATCAGCATCATCAGGTAAATCTCTGAGTGCTTGACGATAATCAGTTTGTTCAGAAGTCATTGTCCTATCTGATACTGCCCACCAATCTGTTTCAGATAATAAATTATTTCTAGCTGTTCTTGCTTCATCTTCTGTTAAGGTTGGTGCAGCGGGTTTAGTAAATTCACTTCCGTCATATGTCCCACCAATCTCAGCATTGTCACCAGCAATCCATCCGTGTGTTGCTGCTTGTTCGGCAGTACCTTCAACGACGTTTGTTACAACACCATCTTCTACTATAGCATATCTTGCCATCTTAAACTCCTATTAAAAGAACTGCACCAGCGGTACCATTACCAGTACGACCGCTACCAGGATCGGAACCACCAATACCATTACCATTTTTGATATGAACACCACCACTACCAAAATGGGTATGATTTCGCGATGAACCTGTAGGCTGTCCATGTTGTCCATATAAAGCTGTTGCACCTCCACTAGCAGAAGGCAGAAAAGCATCAGAACCACGTACATCACCACTTGCCCTACTGCCTGTACCTCCACCCATAACTAATTTTTGACCATTGGCACTATCGACATAGACAGTAGTTGATCCACCTGTTCCACCTTGGCCAGAAGAAATACCATATACCGCTCCACCTGCTCCAATAGAGCTAATTGTAATTGTAGAACCATCAGCGACATTATGGAAAATTCCCCTACCAAATGAATTACCACCTTGTGTGGATGGAGCTGTAGATCCACCACCACCGCCACCAGCAAGTTCTACATATATGTCACCGTCACCAACCTTCGTATATGAAGTAGCAGTAGTTGTGAACTTAATGCCACCCAATCCACCAGAAGATGAAGATCTATTAGAAACATAACTAGAATCAACAATCACTGAAAGATATGATGAATCAACAATACCTGTCACAAAAGATGAATCTCTCAATGTCACTCGTGATTGAACATATGCACTATCTACAAGATTAATTACTTCTGATGAATCCAAGAAATCCTGAGCAGGAGCAATTCCTAAAATATATGCCGAATCAACAATACCTGTTACAAATGCTGAATCTCTAAGTGTTACCCTATCTTGAACATAATCTGAATCAATAATGGTTTCTAAATATGATTCAGGCACACGTTGCTGAATATATGAAGAATCAATCATTGCTTCTACTTTAGCAGAGTCAAGATTTGAAATTGACAACTCCTGAAAGTTATCATCTAACTCATCATGAGTTAGGGTAGAACCCTTTGTTCTCCTTAATATGATTGCCATCTCTTATCTCCTATTATGACAGTCCGCTATCGTATGTGAGGTCTATATCAGTTGAAAATCCAAAGTCACTATCTCGTAATCCAATAACGGAAGACGGGTTCGGAGTAACTGTAATTCTTTCAATCTTCGTATCAGAGTCCTGATTAGCACCTTGATCCATTAAGAATACATCTGCAATAGAAGAACGAATAATATCTCCAGTTCCAATAGCTCCATAAAAGGAAACTTTCATTTGAAAATCTAAAGTGTATATAATAGTTCTTCGGGATGCTAAGTCTCCTTCAAAATCATCAGAGAAAGAAACACCTTGTATAATAATTGGAATATCTTCAGTAAAGTCTGGAAATTCCGTAGAAAATGGCTTGATCGTTATTGTGTACTGCGGATTGAAAGTTGGTAAAATTTGTTCTACAAGCTGCAAAGCATCATCTTGATTCTTTGCCATAATGTTCAATTGAAATCCTATTTCATAAGGAACAGGTGAATAAAACTTTTGTCTATCGTTAGCAGTTAATCCTAGTGCTTTAAAATTACTCACTTTTGTTAACTGCCGAGAGTTGTCATATGCTATGTTAGTAATCTCAAATGACATTCTAGGAAGTTTAAGAGCAACCTGTGTGTCTTCTAACAAGTCAGGATTTGCTCGAATTCTATCAAGATACTTTTGTTTTGGCGCATACGCCAAAGGAACCTTTTGTTGGTTTAACACCGTCCCATTAGAATCTAATCTAACGACATAGAGATTGTTAAACAACCTCCCAAATATAGAAACTGCTTTCCGGATTTTTTCATGATAGAAATATGTACCAAACATTATTGATTCTCCGGATCACCAAAAGGATTATTTTCACTGAAGTCGATAAAGTCATCTATGTACGTTTTAGTAAATTCATCGTTTTGCTCAGTAGCAGATAATTTATTAACTTCAGAAACAGCATTTACTGTCAACCCTGTAACTGCTCCAAGTGTATTATTTATTACATCAGCATCAGTGATGAATGTATGGAACTTACCATCATCTGCACCTACATTTGACAAGAACAAGTGGATACTCGAATCATCAGAAGAGTCTAAAACAACTCTTTGAATCTCCCCACTCATCTTAACGCCACCAGCAATAGTCTGTCCTACACTGTCGCCAATACTATATGCACTATC